TAAACTCATGCTACCAAATGGATATATAGTTAAGAATACTCAATATGTGAAGGTGGATTTTGATGGAAAAGAGTAAGGAAAAAGTATTTTATGATAAGTATCATAAGAAACAATTGGTTAAAGCAATTAAGCAATTTAAAAAGGACAAGGATATGAGAAGAACAAGAGGAGACGGCTTCAAGAGATTATATGGTAATGGATTGAAAAGACCAGTTATTGAAGATGTTCATTATTCATGGAAACAGTTTGAAAAATTACCTAAAGATGTAGTTATAGTTTATGGATTTATGATAGGCTGTAACCAAGAATATATAGAAAAATTAGACAACGAAAATTTCTTTGTACCTAAGAGATTATTAAAAGAGGAATGATTATGTTTGAGAATTATGGAAATACTTATGTGGTAAATTTTCAAATCTTTGCACCCGATGATTCAAAAAAATCTTATTCCACAACCTTTGTTCTTTATTCTTCTTATGAGATAAGCAATTTGCATAAGCACCCTAAAGACAAACCAATAGAATCTTCTGTTGTTTATTCAGTAGATAAAATACCTTATCCCAGACGACCAATGCATAATACTCTTAGGATAACCACACATGCAGAAAAGCATTTGAAAGGAGACCCTGTAATTAATGTAATGAAAAGAGAATTAAGGTCTTTTTTTAAATGGGGAGGGAGAGATTATTATGCTGCACCCAAAGAATGGAAAATAGCATTAACTACTTTAGATAATAAGATGGCATTGATTATGGAAAAAGGTGCAACTCATTATACATTTATGGGTCAAAGAACAAAGAAAGAAAACTTACTTCAAGCATTGTCTAGGTTTATTTATAGGTCATGTTTTGAAAAAGACCCTGTAAAACTATTAGAATATATTATGAAGTTGATTTCTTTACCAGAAAATGTTGCCTATGTGTTAGAAAACAGAACACCATATCATTATTTTGATGTAAACAAAAGAGAAAAAATAGAATGCAGATTAAACACTCAGTTAATTTCTAGCACAGAGGCTGCATTAGAAATATCAGATGGTATCTGGGCAAGTATTGATATTAATGATTTAGATATTATGGTTAATTATTACTATCACAACCAAAGTCGTTCAAAGAGATGGAGATTAGTTTCACCTGTTAAACTATGGACTATGTTAATAGGAACAGCACCTTCTGATTCTCAAGCAAAATTAATGATGGAATTCCTTAAGCAAAACAGGACACAAGATATCGTTGAATCAAGAGCAGTTGAATTAATGAATAGTTTAGAAATCAAATATCCAAACAGAATAAAGATTCTTGAAAAAGAAAGAAACACTCATAATTATAAGATTATGTTAGTTAGGGGTAAAATTGCTGATTGGGTAATCATTAATCACAGTCATAGACATACTGATACTCAAAAAGTAAAAGTATATGCCTTTGTTCATGAATCTCTACATGAGATGGAACAAAAATTAATTGAAGATAATAATAGAAGAACAAGAAGTTCTGGAGGAATTGCAATGAAAAGTTTAGGTGGTTTCTTAAGAGGCCCTATTTGTATTGATAACATGCATAGGAATTCTAGTTTAGGAGACCAATATGCTTCAAGAGCATTAGCATTGTTAAATGATAACATAACTGTTACTTTAGTATATACTATAGATAAATACTTACCAAAATGGGTATTAGAAGGAGAAAAAACATCAAAAATATTAATTGATTGGGATGCTATTGATAGTGAAAATGAAGATTGGGAGAAGATATTATGAAATGTAAAGAATGTAATACATCAACAAGTTTCTCTTATGATGAAGTGTTGGGTGAAGAATATTGTACCCAATGTGGATTCATTAGAGTAACAAAGATATTTGAAGATAGACCTGCTGTTAGTGAAATAATAAAATCTAATTTACCTACTAATGCAGGATTAGGAGGAATGATTGCTCATTATGAAGCAAAGAATAAAAGTTCTAATAGACTTGCTAGAACAGATAAGATGTTTGGTAAAAGAAATAATAAAGATAAAGCATTGAGAACAGGACTTAGAGAATGTTATATGGTTTTATCTTATCATTCTAATGGTGTTGATTTAGATGATGTTAGAAGATTAGTAAAACATTACTATACTAGATTGTATAGGGCTTCCGAAATGAGAGGTAATTCATTGATTGAAAGAGCATGTGCAATTGTGTTTCTAACATTAAGAGAATTAGAAATACCTGTTACAGCAAATGAAATAGGAGAAAGACATTATGTTAAGCCTTCTATTGTTTCTAGGAATGCTAGAAAGTATGCTAGAGTATTAAAGAAATCGCATAAATTACATGCCTTTAATACTCAATCATGGGTTGATAAAACAACAGCCAAACTAGGAACAGACTCTGATTTTTATTATGATTTAAGAAGACTCTCTGAGTTTACAGAAAGAGCATTAGAGAATGCTCAAATAGGAATGACAAGAACCTATTTTGCTGGAACTGTATGGTTGTTAAATTTAATGAGAAGAAAGAATGAAGTAAAACAAGGAGATGTATGTGACGCTTGTTCTATATCGAGAACATCGTTAAGAAATGCATATAAAAGATTATTACCAATAGTCAATTGTGAATTTGAAGATTTAAAAAATATGACTGTTGATGATTTTATATCAGGAATAAGGATAAGATAAAATGAAAATTAATTATAACAAAAATGAAAAAAGAAAAATACTAGTAATCGGTGTAGGAGGAATAGGTAGTTATCTTGTTCCTCTTCTCCACAAATCATGGTGCTATGATATACATATAGCAGATAATGATGTAGTGGAAGTAAAAAATTTACTTTATCAAAACTATAAACAAAGAGATATAGATAAGTTAAAGATTAAAGGAATGAAACAATTACTACAATCAACGAATCATGATTATGATGTAGGCTTGACTGAATCTCAAATGAGCAAATATCAAGTGCTTACTGCAAAACAATTAGAAGGTTATGATTTAGTAATATGTTGTGCAGATAATCTATCAGTTAGAAAACTGTTATACTCACAAGGTTTTGGTGATAATGCTAAGATTAAGTGGTTAGATTTACGAGCGCAAGGTAGAAATGGAGCGTTAATTAGTTATTTAACAGATGAAAAATTTAGTGAGACATTTTTAAATGGGCCAGAAGGTTCATTTTCCTGTCAAGGTGATGGGTTTAATACTAGCCTTAATACAAAGGGCTTACATTTTACTCATGTTGCTATTGCAGGATATGGGGCGCAATGGATTCACCGTTGGTTTAATGGTGATGATGTTGGTGATAAATTTATAATAAATATATAGGTGAGAAACTATGAGTTGGACAGAAGAACAAGAAGAAATAATGATGTATGCCGTAAAAAACGGCTTAAGCGCAGAAGAAACATCTGCTTCATTAATTGAAGCAGGTTATGAAAACAGAACAGTACGTTCTGTTAAAGCAAAGTGGCGACATATGTATAAAGCGCCATTTGGCGAATTCAATGACTATGAAGTAGTTGTTGAAGAACTATCAGAAGAACTGAATGAAAAGATTGAAGAACTAACTGATAGAGTTGAAGTGGAAGAAAAGAAAAGGAAATCCTTTAGGGTACAAACAATATTGTTTGTATTGGTTGGTATTGGTATAGCAGCCTATGGATTGGAGACAGGAATATGGACTATTTAATAGATGCAAGAGATGAAGGCTTTGAAGAAAAAAATCCTGGTTGGAAAGAAGATATAAGTCAATCATATCGGAATGATAATGTATTGCATTTTTACGACACAATTTGGAGAGTAAGTCTGCAAGCCTTTGATAAGCCCCGTGAAGTCCAAGTGGTGATAGATTCTAACGACAACCTTTTTATTAGTGTGGGGAATGGAGGACTTGTAACCTTTGGAGGCCAAGATGAACAAACTATTGGGATGAAGTTTCCTGTTAAAGAATGGATACACACTCATCCCTTTGGTGCTGCTTATTTTAGTGGAACTGATATGAATACAATATTTATGTATCAAAGACATATGATTAAAGCAACTGTTTTAGGTAACAATGAAAGGGCAGTATATTACATAGGCATTGAAGAAGACAATGGCGATAGAGTAGAAAGAATAACTGTAGAAAGACAAAACGAGGAAGAATTATGAAAAAGATATTTGTATTATTAGTAATAAGTAGTATGTTAGCAGGGTGTACGGATGCTATACCTGCACCAGATGAATGGTTTGATGATTGTGAAGGTGTTGAATCTATGACTGAATCAGGTTCAATTGTTGTATTAACAAATGAAACAGTTGATACAGTATCATTTGGTAACACATCAAAATGGATGGAAGTAATATCAGTAAAATATACTGCTACCCATTTAAGTTTCACAGTGGATAATAACTCAGTTATATTCAACAATATTACGTTTGTTGATATGCAAGGTGATTTGTATCAGTATAGTAATGATAGCATATCCCAAACTATACAAGTATATACTTATGAGTTAAGTAATAATACTACACTCATTGAAACTGAACATAATGTTAGCATAACTTATGATGTTGTTGATAAGATACATTTTAGACATGGGGATGCACCAAACATAGGATTAGTTTGGTTTGAGTTGCCCAAATTTAATTATGATATTACTATTGAATATGAGATAGTATACAAATTAACAACGGGTAAGGAATGTAAGAATGAGTAATACTGCTATTACTGTTAAATTCCCTGCCCCTTTGCCAGCAGAAGTGGTTTGTCCCATTTGTTCTAAAAATGGGTCAAGGGGTGGGGGATGCACCGTTTGTAATTTTAATGGAACATTAAGCATAACTGTAGATGCTAAAGTTCCTATTCAAAGAGGGCATATTATCCAATATGTTTCTGAGAATATAAAAACAATAGCAAGCGAATTAACAAGACATAGTGGTTTAGTTCCAGAAGTTGAAACAATACAGATTATTGAAAACGAAGCAGGACAATTTGAGATAGTTCAGGTTAGTAGTTTAGGTGGCGCAGTTTGGATAGCAAATAGATTAGATGAAATGCAATCGCCTATGTATTTCTATACTAAAGCAACCTTAAATGAATTTATAAAGGAGTTAAAATATGAATGAAGAAAGAGTAGTAGCAAGAATTCCTAGAAACGCATCTGATGAATTAGTCATCAGAACAGGAGTTTATTGGAATTTAAATATACTAGATATTAGATGGTATAAAAATGGAAACCCTACCCAAAAAGGATGTAGGGTAAATATGGATGAGGCTAAACATCTATTGAGAGCAATTGATAAAGCGGTGAATAATAATGATAAGCAAGAGAATGATTGAATTAAAATTAAGAGAAAAGATACCAGAAAGAACACACATAAGAGATGGTTCAGTAGATAGAATCCAACAATTAATAGAACTTAAAATTGATGGTTTCTTAAATCAAATAGTTAACAATGCTAGTATGAAAGGTAGCATGGTTATAACAACAGATGTTGTGAATGCATCATATGTTGATTTGCAGATTAAAGAGGAAGGTAATTTTATATGACCTTAGCAAGATTTTCAAGATTATGTGAAACCATAGAGTTTCAAAGTCCTACACAAACTAAAGCGGCAATTGCTGCAGGTTTATCTTCTTTTGATAGACCTGAAGTTGTTATTGCTATATTATCTCTGGATTTACCAGAGAATAATATTGGTGAAAAAAGAGCGATTAAATGGATAGCAAACAGTATGGCTTTATTTGATAGCGAAGTTCAATCTGCGGTTGATATGTGGGGAGATATTGGTGAAGGGATAAACGAGTTAGATGTAGGAAATGAAACAGATTCAAATATATCACTTGATACATTTTATAATTTATTGATTATGGATTGTTCTTCAATGCAAGGTAATTCATTTAATGTAATGTCTGAACATCTAAATGAAATGTCTGCTAGAGAAAAGAAATGGTTTGTAAGGTATTGGCTTAGAAAACCCAGAAATGGAATTAATGAAAGCACTGTAATAAAGGCTATGCAAATTAGACACCCCTCAGAAGATATCAAAAAACTTTCACACTTTTCATCGTTGTTCAAAATAGAACAACATTTAACAGAAGGCAAAACAATTAAGCAAGGATTATCCTTTGGTACATTTGTTAAGCCTATGTTAGCAAAACCATATGTAGTAAAAAAGAAACCAAAGAAGGTTCTTATTGATATTAAATATGATGGTAATAGATATCAAATTCACAAAAGAAGGTCTGATGTTATTGTATTTAATAGGAGAGGAAAGATTGTTACTAATCAGTTTTCTGATGTTGTTGATTGGTTATTAAAGTTAGATTTTAATTTTGTTATTGATACTGAAATATATCCAATTAATACAGACGGTTCTCCTGCAGAACACAAACTTATGGCGAAAAGAGTCCATAAAAAGGATAAGGCCGAAGCAATTAGAGAATGTCCTGTAAAATTAGCAATATTTGATTTACTTGCTTTAAACGGGGTTTCTTATTTAGATGACCCTCTTTTTGCAAGAGTTGAAACATTAAAGGAAACATTTCCTGAAATGCATCTTGCTTATGTTTTTGATAAAGAAGATACATTAGAAACTGCATATAACATTGCAATCAATAGGGGTTTTGAAGGTATTATGATTAAAGATGCTAACTTAACTTATCAACCTGGAAAAAGAAGCATAGGATGGTTGAAGTATAAACCACCTAGATTTGAACTTGATGTTGTAATAACATCAGGCCAATATGGTAAAGGCAAAAGAACAGGTATGTTTGGTTCTTTTGGTATTTCTGTAAAGGATGGAACTGATTACATTAATGTTGGAAGTTGTGGAACAGGATTTTCAGAAGATGACTTGTCATTATTAACAAATGATTTAAGAAAAATCATTGATGGTTATGAAGGAGATAACTATCTGTTTTTACCTAGAGTTGTAATACAGGTTACTTGTGATTTAATTACAAATGATGCTGATGGTAACATTGGTTTGAGATTCCCAAGATGTATGAGATTGAGGCCCGATAAGTTTCCGGCAGATATTGATACTTTAGAAAGGCTGAAGGAGTTGATGTAAGTGATTAAAGCAGGCTCAATGACCCTAATAGACGCTATACCTTATAATTGCGTAAAAGTTGAGGATGGCGTGGCGTTTTTGAAGAAGGTTGGGGATGAAAGTAGGGGTCGTTTCAAGAAAATGAGGGTAGAATTATGCCCTTTTGTAAACGAAAAAAACGAATATATTGTTCCTACTCCACCACCAGTTAATAGAAAGCGTATGGCTAGATTTCACTTTATGAAGGTTATTAAAGAAGAAGTGGAATTACCAGTCTCTCATGATTTAGCCTATTTTGTGGCCGAATGGTTAGAAGACATAGTTCATACTGCTGCTATGAAAGCACAAAATAACGCTGAAACACGGAATGATGAAAGAATCACTGCAGCCCATTGGCCTCCCAATAGAGACTTAGGTAATCAATCCGGTTATTGGGAAAATAATAGAGAATGGGCTAAAGACTACAAACAATATTTAAAGGAGAAAAATGAAGATGTTTAATAAAGGACAATTAGAAGGTATACTTTTATCTATTGCCAAACCTGAAGTGCATGTGGCTAAGGCTGCAAAACTATCAATAGGTTATAGAGTAAGAGTAAGAGTCAATGTTAGAGGTAGTAAAGCGTTTTTGCAAGCATTGCAAAGAACACTTAATCAACATACCATTAACTGTGATTATAAAGATGAAGAACACAAGAGCAGACCTAGACCTATTTTAACGGTTGGTGGTTTGTTAAATATCTGGAGATTGTGTCAAATAATCCCAGAAGATTTACCCGATGCAAAAAACACATGGAAAGATTTTAAAGAAATCATACAAATAATAGATAACGGTGAGCATCACACATTAGAAGGATTAGAAAGAATCCTTGAAATTAAAGGAGAGATATGATGGAAGACTATCATTCTGCTTTTAGTTCTAGTGATATTTCTTTACTTGAGAAATCAGTAAGGGAAACATTAGAACACGGTTGTAAAGAGTGTGGATTTAGATACATAATTTTTTCAACTAATGTTTCATTAGAACCTAATGGAACTAAAACTTTTTTCTTAGAAGTAGAATGTCCAAAATGTAAATGCGAATATAAAGATATAATGACTATGAGATGATAATATGTTAAATATGAATAGAGAAAGAACAACAATAATAATAGGAAAAACAGGAACAGGTAAAACAACAAAAGCCCTTGAGTTGTTTGATGGTGAACCGCTTGTTAAGTATGCAAATGAATATAATATAGATGATAACTATTCTATACCATTAGATAAGGGTATATTAATTGAAGAGTGTCATTATAAACCAAATATAAATATGATTGTTAGAACACTAATTGAGTATAGAGGTAAAGTTGTATTGACTTCCCTAAATCAAAAGGATGTTCCAAAACAAATAATGGATAAATGTAAGATTAAAAGAGCAGGAACTACAAATTATGCTTATGAAAAGATGAAACAAAATGGATGTTCAAATATTGAAACCATGATAGATGAACCTAATTTAAGTATTTTTGAATTGGTTGCTGCATATAAAAAATCTGGCGATAGAGATAAAATTGCTAGACTACTAAAACATAACAGACCATTTGATGAACAAATTTTATCATGGTTAGTTAGCACCGTAGGTGTAAATAAAATTGGCTTCTTAGATGCTAAAGTAAAAAGAAGATGGGCTTCTGCCTATTTTTATGAATTACTTGCTTATGCACATGAAGGGGGTTCTTCTGGTAGGTTAGACATACCGAAAAGAAGACCCAAAGATAAAAGACCATATGTATGTAAAAAGATAGGTCTTAAAGAAAGTGATTGGTATTTATTAAACCAATTAAAACAAAATAAAGAATTTCAAAAGTCTATGAAGAAAAGACTTAACAAGATAGAAAGAACAATGGTTGGTCTTAATCCAAGAAAAGAAGACTTACCAAAAAGAAATACCCAATTAACTTTAGGTGATTTTTAATGGCGGGACATAATAAAAATGTCTATCGCCTTCAAGCAATAGAACAATTCGCTGATAAATTAAATAAGGGTGAGGAATTTCATATTAAGGAATGTGCTACGTTTCTTAATACTAGAAAAGCAGTAGGTAGCAATAAACTCCATAGACAAACGCAAACCGATAGAAGAAGATTAGCGATGCTTTTAAGAAAGACTGGTATGTTTACTAATGTCGGACATGGCGTATGGAGATATAATAAATAAAAATAGGAGAGATAAATATGAATAATTGTATAGATTGTAATAGAATAATAAGTGCTAATAAAACAAAATGCCGAGCCTGTAATATAAAGGAGAATGATGAATGAATATTTTTGTATTGGATGACTGTCCTGTAATTAGTGCAGAACAAATGTTAGATAAACATGTTGTTAAAATGCCTACTGAAAGTATGCAAATGATTTCTACGTGTTTAGACCATATGGGTTATGATAGCCCATACAGACCTGTAATGCTTAATCATCCTTGCACCATTTGGGCAAGAGAATCAAAAGATAATATGAGATGGTTAATCAGACATACTAGTGCTTTGTGTAAAGAATATACCAAAAGATATAATAAAAGACACAAAGTAGAAGACACATTAGAAGAATATTTAGATAAAATTGTATTAATGATTGAGTCAATAGAGTCTAAAGATTTAACACCGTTTGCTATCGCAATAAGTCAAAACATGAATTGTAGAAAACTAGAAGGTTTTGATGATATGTCAACAGTAGAAAAATACCGCAACTACTACATCGAAGATAAGTGGTGGTTTGCTGAATGGAAAACACAAGCGCCTGAATGGTGGCCTCATAACCATTATAATTTAAAAATGAAAGAATTAACAATAAGGAGAAATAAAAATGTTATGGACAGAAAAATATAGACCTAAGTATTTAGAAGAAATAGTGGGACAAGAGAAGTTTGTATCCGATGCTAGAAATTGGACAAGTATGCCTAATCTATTATTATATGGGCCTGCAGGAACAGGTAAAACAACTGCTGCAGGTGTTATTGCTAGTATGATATTGAAGGAACAACAACAATCTAACTATTTTGAAATAAATGCTTCTGATGATAGGAAGTTAGAAACGGTAAGAACCACAATTAAAGAAGTAGCGTCATCTATGAAAGTCGGTGATGTTCCACATAAAATTGTTTTACTTGATGAAATGGAAGGAATGACGCCCGATGCACAAAATGCATTGAAAAGATTAATGGAACGATATAGTCATAATGTCAGATTTATAATTACTTGTAATCATAGACATAAGATTATACCACCTTTACAATCAAGATGTGCAAATTATGGTTTTACTTCATTGTCTGATTCTCAAATTGAGACAGTATTAAAATCTATAATGGATAAAGAAGGCATTACATCTATTGAAGATGGCGAATTAGGCACGTTTATAAGTAGCCTACACGGGGATTTACGCAGGGGGATTACGGAATTACAGGCTTCTGTATATAGTAATACTCCTATTAATATACAAATAGAACAAATGCAATTACCATATAATGAAATTAAAGATAGTATTGTAAATAGAGATTTCAATACTGCCCTTAATAAACTTCATGATTTAGTGTATTTATCGGTAGATATGAAAGTAATATGTCAAAACTTACATGAGGTGTTTGTATCATCAGACTTAGATACTGCACAAAAATTCAAATTTTTAAGAGTAATAGGAGAGGCTGAGTGGAGATGTTCAAACATGACTCCGAAAATATTGGCTTCATGGATGATAGGGCAGATGATGTAATGAAAAAGAGATGGTTTGATTTTAATAAAGATGGTAAAGTAGATAGTGAGGATGTAAAACATATCTTACTACGCTATGAAATCATATTGCTAGGTGGACTAGCATTAATAATATTTCCAGTTTTAAATAGTGCTGGTTATATTTCAGTTTCCTCAGATACTTTCTGGGTTTTAGCAGGTATTGTTATTACCGCAGAAGCACTGTTGGAAATTTACTATGAAAAGAAAAAAATGAGGAAGTAATATGGATGAAAGAATTACGAATGAAATAGAAAAAGCAGCCGAAAGGCTTAATATGGGTGTTGAAGAAACTACCCAAAAGTATATGGAAATATGCGAACAAAATAACTTAGACCCAACAACTGATTTATTGTTGGGTAGGTCATTGTTTAGACAATGGTTTAGTGGAGCATACGCATACAAGGATGCACCACAACAAGAAAACACAGGAGGAAACAGTCTTGTTAAGAAAGCAAGCGGGTTCTTTATTTCTGTAAATGAACCATTAGATATGGGGGCAAGAATGATTGAGAACATTGTATCTAATTATAAAATGGATGCAAACAAAGTTTACAGTGATGGTAAAGTTGCAGTAGCAGACCTAACTGAAGACGGCGCTTATTTAGTTAAGCGACTACACAACGGAGAAGAAAAAACAGCAACAAAATCTGGTTTACCAGAAAGCGCAGTAGAAATAGATTCAGGTCATTTTATTATACCTGTTGATAGTATTGCTCAGTATGGTATGCGTGAAAACCCAAATTATGGAAAACCACTACCTGCATCTCAAGTTAGAATGCAAGCAGTATTTTTGGGAGAAGTAAATGGAAATAGGGGAATGTATTATTTCTCCTATAAGGGAGCATATGCAAAGAAGTTTACACCTACAACATTTAGGTTTTTACACTTTGATTGTATCCCTGACTCTAATAACGAGGACAGAATATATGGTTTCAAGCAGGGAACATATGAAAGTTTAGTTTACAATTCTGAACTTTCAGAAGAACAAAGAATGGAAGAACCTTCTATGGCTGATATGCAAAATTATGTAATGGAAGTAGCAATGGATAATTACAGTCCTTTAATTGATTTGGATAGATACCATAGCACTGCAGCAAATAAGAGTTATGCTGAAAGATTTGTGATTACTGATGGAACTGTTATTTCTATCAATGCTACACCAAATAGAGTAGGTAATAAGAGAATGTCTATTACAGACGTAAACTCTGATTATAACTATGAAAGTGCAGGTTGGGCAGGTACTACTTGTTGGATTCCACCACATGTGGAAATTGACTTTGGTATTAATTCAACTGTATTAGTTGTTGCAAGAACTTCTCAAGGAAGAAATGAAGATGGTAGTTTAAGAGAGGTCTCTCTAAATGTAAGTGGTTTACTATGTATCCACAATATGGGCGTTGTTGCTGAACCGTTCATTGCAGAGGAAGAAGACCTTGATTGGTTTTGATACTTAAATCCTATACCTGTCTTAGTGGAGAGATTGACCAAATCCACCAAATGGGGTGTGAAGCCCCTAAAAAAGTGATTTAAATGTATAAAATAGAAAATGGAATTATTCATGGAAGCAGTTATGCTGTCCATGTAGATAAGATTGAATTTCTTACTTGGAGATTAAATGAAGATACCGGAGATTTTTGGGTTAAACTTCATATTGAATCAGGTAAAGAAATTAGACTCAAGGTTTCTGAACAAGACCTTAGAGATATTATTGATTGGAAATATGATAATGTAGAATTAGAAATTGGTGATGAATATGGATTGGACTAAAGATAAGAAAGGAAATGCTGTAAATAATAATGATGAGAAATCTAATGATTTCTTTGCAGAAACAAAGAAGAGAATTCTGGCTCAGATTCAAGAGCGTCTTGATAGAGATAGAAGTCATTTACTGTGTTCTATTACAGGTAACCCAAAGGTAGGTAAATCTGGAATAGCAATGGATTGTAGAACAGAAGAAGAAATTGAAAAAGGAATGAAGATATTGATATTGGATTTTGATAACGGTTGTGAACCAACATGGAGAACAAACTGGGATTCAGACCCAAATATTATGATTTATAATCCTTTAGAAGTAAGACAAGATGGTTCTACGGATTGGGAAGTCACATTTAATAATGCAAATTATTTCTGTGCGCTTGCGAAGGAAATGATTGAAGAAGAAGAAGTTAAAGCGTTTATCTTTGATGGTGTTGATAAAGCGTTTGAAGGGTCTAGCGATGTGCTAAGAGAGTTGTTAGTTAAACAACAATCAAGAGAAGGCAGTATTGTTAAGGCTACAGATTCTGTTAGAGTTTCTACCTTAGATTGGAAAATAAGGAACAGAATTTACAACAGGCTTTTAGATTTGGTTTGTAACCTAAAGTGTGATAGATTTCTTATTACACACATGAAGCCTGTATATGATAACATTAATGTGCCTACTCCTGTTGGAGAAGTACCAGATTGGCATAAAAGCACACCTGCTAGGTTTGTGCAAATGTTGCATATTACAAAACAACCATCACAAAATGCTACTAATTATGTTTGTGAACTTGAAGCAAGTAAAACAAACCCAGAGTTAGTAGGAAATAAATGGACTATTTTCACAACAAACGGTGAAAACAAGTGGTTCGGATTACCCGAATTACGTGAGGGAACATTATGAATATAACAATAAGCGTATCTGATTTTAAGGATGCGGTTGAGGCAATTTGGCTTAAAGGCAAATATAAGTCCTCAACCACATCTAAGATAGATGTGGTAAGCAATTCTTGCTTATGCATATGCAGAAATAATAGAATAGAATTCTACAATGGAAATGATAAATCTGCATTAAATGTAAATAAAGTAGTTGACTATAATAAAGAGGAACAAATGTTTATCTTTGATATTGAAAAGGTAATGAAATACCTAAAGGTATTCAAAGGTGAAATAAACCTCAAAGTTACAGACTCAAATATTATGCTAAAAAACAATTCTTCTAATGCTAGAATTGCTAAGTTAGTGGAGCATAATAATTATGGATTGATTTCTAGGATAATGAATCTTTCTTTAGAAACCCCTGTTGTTTTTGGTAAAACAGAATTACCAACTGAATTATTATTTCAGGGTGATGATTTAGCAGAAGCGATTAAATTTTGTAATAACGTAGGAACTGCTACTTTCAAACTTAACTATGAAGCGGGAAGCAATGTTGCTAGTCTTTCTTCTCACACTATACATAATACTGAGTATGCTCAAAAAGACATACCATTAATTAATGTAAGTGATGAAAGCATGACTGTTGAATTTTCAGCGCCATTGGATAAGTTTTGTGTTGATGAACCAATGAGAATCTTTGGTGGAGATGATAAACCAATATTGTTATGTGGTTCAGATAGAAAATTGGTAATAGCGCCATATATAAATGATAGGTGATGTAATGATTATAAGTGTATCAAATAATAAAAATATGATAGGAATAAGATATAGAAATGAGGAGAATGAAAGGGTGGAGTATACTACTACCTTTGATGATTTCAAGCCTTATTTTTATATATTGGATACTGCACAAGAGATTAGAGAAGCAGTAATTAAAGATAAATACACTAAGTTTAGAGCAACTGTTACTCTTGATTATGAGGAAACGGATGAAGTAAATTTATTTGGTAAGAAGTTAAAGAAAGTAACATGGTCTCCTTCAAGGCCAGATTTTGTAAAGAATCTTAGAGGGCTATGGGTTCATACCTATGAAGCCGATGTTGCTTACCATTATAGATATACCATAGATAATTTTACTGAATTCCCAAATTATAATCTTAGAAAGTTTTATTGGGATATGGAATGGGTATCTGACGACCATCAGTATGAGGGTGCTATTACTTGTATTGTAGTATATGACAATTATGAAAAGAAGTATACTACTTATACATGGTTTCCCAGAAATATAAAGTTTAAAAAGAAACCAAACCATTTAGTGTTTGATTCTGAAAGAAGAATGTTATCTGCATTTGTAGATGATATTATAGATAAAGACCCTGATATGTTGATTTCTTGGTTCGGTTCTAAGTTCGATTTACCAAAGTTAATTGAAAGGTTGATGCATTGTAATATAGACCCAAGAGCCATATCTCCATACCAAGATGTAAAAGGAGTTTACTTTGGTTCTGGAGAAATTAAACTATCAAGAGCAGTTAAAAACTATTCACCTGTTGAACAACCTATTAGGGGAAGACTAACGCTAAATCTTGACTTAGCATTTGAAAGACAATGGAATGATGCTCAGAAAGGAACATTACCTTCTCTTGCATTAGACTATATTTCTGAGACAATTTTAGGAGATAAAAAATTAGTTAGTGAAAAGTTCCCAGATAAAAATGAGTTTTTTTCTAGGGGATGGTTAGAAGATACTGATAATTATTTGCTTTATGCAGAAAAAGATGTGGAATTAATTGTAAGAATTGATGAGAAAAACTTTACATCAGAAGCAGTTTTATCTTTACAGCGTTTGCTTATTGCTCCTTTTGATGCTTGTTTTTATGCGAGTAACATGGGTGGTATATATTTTATGCGTAATGCAGATTGGAAAGCGCCAACAGGTTCTAAAGATGTTAAAGTAGATTATGAAGGTGCTATGATTTATGACCCTTCATCAGAAGCAACAAACGGATTACATTTAGGTGTTGCTGCATTTGATTATGCGGGTTTGTATCCTTCAATGATGATTGCAAGAAATATATCTTGGGAAACTAAATCTAATGTTCCTACTGAGTTTGGTGTTAATATTCTTACACCAAGAGATTTTAGTGAAGAAACTATTAAAGAAATGAGATACTTCAAAACTGATAAGTTAGGTCTTTTACCTAGAGCAGTTTTAGAATTAAAAGAACTTAGAAATGAATATAAGAAAAAGATGAAAGAGGCCGCCACAAAAGAAGAGTATGCAAAATGGGATACTAATCAAATGGCTGTAAAAAGATTAATGGCGTCTTTCTACGGTGTGGTTGGATATCAAGGATTTGCTTGGGCTGATACAGACCTGGCGGCTAGTATAACTGCTAGTGCTAGAGAAGCAATTAGAGAAGCAGCATTTATAGTGAGAGGGTTAGAATGATTAACATAGAAACAATTGAAACAGTAATTAAGTTATTTATATTATCTTTTACATTGACTTATGGTTTATGGTATATTGGTAATGCATTAGATTTTGTATTTGCTAAAATATTTAGGAGAGAGTTAGATGAAGTTTAAAACTTGGTCTGAAGATAATTTTGCTATACTAGCATTATGGAGAACAATATTTTCATTTGTTAAAGTTATTATAGCAATTATAGTAGGTGTGGAGTTGTTGTCATGAATACATGTATGATTTGTAATCAGATAATATCTGCAAAAAACACTAAATCATATGATTATACTCGTAGGAATTATTGTGGGATTTGTTATCTCAAAAAGAAAAAACAAGATAGAAAGGAGAAAGGATTAAAATGAAAGTAGTTTATGGGCATACAGATTCAATTTACGTTCAAATTCCAATGAATAGAACAGGAGAAGTTCTTGATTTGTTGAACACCAAAGTTAGAGAGAAGTTTCCTAATGTTATGGGATTAAAAGAACACCCTGTAGTATTAGAGTTTGAAAAATATTATGAATCTTTAGGTGTAGGTATAACAAAGAATAGAAACGCAGGTCTTATTTCTTGGAAAGATGGTGAGTATTTAGATGAACCAAAATTTGTTATGACAGGATTTTCTGCTAAAAGAGTAGCAATTACTAAATTAGCAAAAACAGTTCAATTAGAAGTTTTAAACAGATGGGTAGGACAACAATCGGAAAAAGAGATTACCGACTATTTAAGAAAAGAATATAATAGGGTTTTGAAAGGTAATATGCAATTAGATGAAATTGTAAATAGAAGTAGATTTAGACCAGAAAGATTCCAATATAAATGTAAGAGTTGTGAAAAAGCATATAATGTTGATTCTATATTATCTGAAAGAAATAAATTTAAGAAACTACAAACCGAACCTTTTTGTTCTAAGTGTGGTAATGGATTTGAGTTTATTACTATAGCAGGTAAAAGACCATCAATAGGTTCAGGTGTTGAAGGAGTTTTATGGTATAACCAATTGTCTTCTATACCAATTAATGATTCATATATTTATATGAAGGTGTCAGATGACTTACAAAGACCTACATATGTTAATCCTGTAACTGGTATTAGAAAAAGACCTTCCTATGTATCTGCTCCAACATTTGAAGAACTCGCAACTGAGAATCCTGATTATAAACATTATGCAGATTCTATAGTAAAGAAGGCAGAACCTATATACAGAGCAATGGGTTGGGATTTAAAGAAGATTACGATTGATGAAAATCAATCAACATTAGATGAGTGGTGGTAATATGGAAAAAGAAAAAAAATTAGAATTAGCAAGAGAAAAAATGCATGATGAAAGAATGAAATTAACATTCAGATATAATAATGATATTGATGCAAAACAATTTAGAAAACAAATGGATGAAATAGTTAAAGCATTAGATATAGATTATTATAATAAACACAAAGGAGAGGAAGAAGAATGAGAGAATATACATACCAATGGTATCCAGAAAAATACGATGATGAAAACGAACCCATATTAAAGATTACTAAATCTTCGTTTGGTTCTTTTCAATGGTGTCCTAAGAAATATGAGTTTTCATATCCACTTAGAATGCCTCAAGGAACAAGCGAAGCAATGATTAAAGGAACAGTTGTTCACAATAGCAGAGAAGAGTTTTTTAATGATTTTGATATTAAGAAAGCAGAAGATTTAAGTTTTACTGAATTAGTTGAATATAACATGGGACTTCATCCTATTGATGATTATACTGAAATGTATAGGACTCTTTCTGTATTTGAAGCAGAAAGATTCATTCAAGCAAAGGAGAATGATAGTATAGATGAGTATTTGCCTGTTATAAATGAAATACTGTTGAATGCAGTAATACATATACCTCATGATATAAACCCAAAATGTATTTTAGAAAGGGATTATAATGTACATTTACAGGGCATTATAGATAGAATGTTTGTTCAAGATGGAAACTATATACCTATTGAATTAAAAACAGGCCCGTGGAAAGATTATAAACTCACTAGCATGAGAAAAGAATTAGCGTTTTATAAGATACTTATTGATGCTATGACTAATGAAGAAAAAATAGATGCGGGATTAGATATTAATGCAGAAGTTACAAATTGGGGATGGTATTATCCAGCATCTAATTATATTCAAGTAGAAAAAGTTAAACCTGCAAGTATGAAAGCAGTTTATAGAGGAATAACACAATTAATTAAAGCATATGAAGAAAAACAATTTAATGCAAAGTATTATTATAAGACTTGTAGTTTT